GATTGTGGGGTTGACGATGCTCATTTCCCCCATATTAATATTCATTGTGGGCATGAGTTATTTAGCGTATCAAGATGGGTATTTAGGATGGCTATATCTGTCTTGGGGTGCCGGGGCTATTTTGTGGCTATGGTGTATGAAGGCAATAAATCTAATGAAATAAGTAAGCTCGCAACGCGGACCCAAAACATTAAACGGGAGAGAGGATGACGACAACTTGCAACTATTTAAATATATATAGGAATCAGAATCCAACCGAGGAGACGATAAGGGTTGATAAATTATGGAAATGCCCGGACTGTGGAAAGTGGGTTAGCCTTATCGGAAGGACTTAAACAAGCGCAATAAAAGGAGATAGTTAAGAGATGGAAACATTAATACATCTTGCAGAATTAGCCGGGATTTTAATCGCTACCGCTATTGTGCTTGGCGGTGCAACGCTCATTTATTCTGAATTTTAGCCGTTAACAATTCCACAAATAGACAATGAAATGCCCAATGTGCCAAGAGTTTCTTTTCATAGACGATTGGGGCGGGTGGATCTGGTCGTGCTTCCACTGCGATTATGTCGGCAGGCAGGCAACTAACGAAGAGATTGAGGACTACGAAAACAACTTTGATGGTAAAATATGAGTGATTCACTAGCAGAAGCGTTACCAATGGAACAAAAACGATGTCGTGAGGTTTTGGGCCTATATAAATTAATACCTGAAGGCGCATTTGGGGCGCTTATGATAGAGCAATCCCTTGAACGGGCAGACAAAGCTGTGATGAGTGGTGATGTTATCGAGATACTAAAATCATATGAAGAGTTGAAGGGCATAAGTTGAAAATCCTCTTATTCCTATTAATCCCACTCCAACTAAATGCAACCGTCTTTTCGGTAAAACAATGGACAGATTTCTATCTCAGAGATTGTACATCTCTTGAAAAGAACAGAGCGTGCAAGCAAGATTTAGAATTGATTCTCGGACGCATGATAAGCTATTCGGTTTTGACTTTCAAATATTTGGACAAAGAAGACCTCCCGAGATGGCTTATCGCTGTGCCAGCGGTGGAATCGTCATTCAAGCCTAATGCGATCAGTACAGCGGGCGCAATCGGATTATGGCAATTGATGAATTTCAACATCAAATTGTACATGACCCGCAAAAAGTCATTCATGGGTCAGACATTTACAATGGTCCCTTCACCCGCAAAGATATTGAAATACGGCAAAGATCCAGTGATCAACACGAGGCTTGGCGCCAAACATATGGGGATCTTATTCAAGCAATTCAGATACCACAAAGACACGGCAAAATTGTCAATACTTGCTTATAATTGTGGCGCGAGTCGGGTAAAGAGTTGGTTATTAGGTAAATCAACATTGCCAAATGAAACGAGAAACTACTATAATAAAATCATGGCAGTCAAACACATAATCCGGAACATGAAAGCGTTGGGTGTGAAGCCTGTCAGGAAATTGAGTATAATTGAGAGATTGAGGGGGTTGTTGTGAATGATCAAATCTCGATAGACGGCACAAAGTATGACTGTGTGTTGCTTGATATTTTTGACTTCAATATATACACGGATAAAAAAGGGCTAAACAAGTTGGTCATGCTTGATTACAAAAATAAACAAGTGCCGATAACATACAAAAGGGCTGATAATTGCGTGATAAGCCATAATTGTATAATTCAAATGCAATCAAACATGGTGTCGAGAGAATCATCAACCGGAAAAACAAAAGCAATGGCATCTATAAAATTGGAGATGGTGACAAGATGAACTTCAAAAATCATTTACTAGCAGGAACCGCAACCGGAATTATAACCGGCGCAACTGCCTGGTACATCACAAAGAATCCATCTATAGGATTAGTGTTTGCAGGGGTGACTGTAATCGGTTCTCTGATATCAGATTTAGACACTGGCTCAATTCCATCTCGCATATTTGCTTGGATCGGGATTGCTGCGAGTTGTTTTATGTTATATACTGGAAAGCCAAAAATCGCAGCTGTAATCGGAATCATTTTTATGTTTTTCAATCTCGATCATCACAGAGGTTTTACTCATAAATGGATTTTGCCGATTGTCTGTTTTATTGCTGGAGGTATGGCATTGAGATATCCACAGTTTAGGATGTACGTTGCTTTGATCCCACTCGGAATAGGAATTGCAACTCACCTGGCAGCTGACAAGATTCCACCATACAAGATCATATGAGCTTTGAATTTAAGATAGTCACTGGATGCTTAATCCTGTTTGTTTTCTTTGGAATACTAAGGTATTCGTTTGGCCTGCCTTGAAAAATCATCCATAATCACCGCCCATTTTCCAAGACCCAAGATAAATCACCCATATTCAACCATTTTAACCGCCGAATAATCGATAAATCAGAAAATTCGATTAAAACAGATTATTTTAGAAAAAAAGACAACTCAGCAAGTGATGATCGTAAAACCTGAACCAGCCGCAAACCTTCACAAACACTAGCACACAGAACTATTTCTCTTTATCTCCAAGTTTGGCATTAAAATCGCAATAGTATAGTTAACTAAATGCAAATAACCCAAACGGAGAACAAATGATAAGCCGTGAATCATACAATAAAATGGAAGAATCTCTCGCGATCAAAGGCTACTGCATCCCAGAAGATGTATTCAATAATAACAGTAGTGAGGAATCAAAAAAACAAAAAGATGCCAAAAAACAAAGACTCGCAAAGGCAAACGAAGCAGCCAAACGCAACAAGGTAGAGTTCGAATCAAAACTCCAAGCAGAATCAGAGGTCACAGACAAAAGCATTGATAATATTTTAAAATGGATAGGATCATGCTGAAAACAATAGAATTCTGGAAGGGGTTTGTGATAGGATTTTCACTCACAATCCCATGCTCTTTATTGTCGGTTGCAGTCTACATCTATTTTTCAACATAGGCATAGAAATGAAAACAACAAAAAAGTATAGAGTTGCAAAAACAACTTATTTAGGTGGTAGGCCCACAAAAATAGAAACATTTAATTTAGTTCGTGAAACAAAAAACTATTTGTTTATATTTAATGATGTTCGCGAACATCAATGGACTGAAAAGAAGTTCAAGGATGAATCTTACTTTAAATATTTTGATTCTTTTCCAGATGCACTTGAGTATCTTTTGGAATACGCTGAACATGCCGTCAAAAAGGCTAAGGAAAATCTAGTTGGCTCGGTTAGAAATCTTGAAAAAATTAAAAACGAATATTCAATTAAAGAAGCATCTATATAACCAGGACCACCGCGAAGGGTGTAAAAGAACAGCTGAGAGACAAAACACCGTGCCAGCTCCCCGCCGGTAACTAAAATTTGACAGAGAACAAACGTACCCTGTAAGGTAAGAGAAAAACAACAAACAGGGTATTATGGCACGTGCTGACAACCTCGCAACACAAAGGCTTGAGTTAATAAGTAAGGGGATCGACCTGCCCCCAATTCAACAAGACCTCGACCCAGCCTTAAGAATACCACGATCACGTTTCCGCGCAGACGCCTGGGAAAATTTGTCCACAGGTTTCGGAAATTCCGCCCAACACCCAACTAACGCCTCCTTATATACCGGAATCCCCAAAGTAAGCGAACGTCAACAAGAGGATCTATACCGCTCTGATTGGGTCGCACGTAAAGCGATGGACGCACCCGCCGAGGACATGACCCGCAAGGGTATCTCATACCAACACAACGATGATGACGAAGAGGACGGAAAAAAGAACAACGGCAAATCCGAATCCCAAAAGAAAGTAGAGGACTTCAACGACCTACTCGAAGATAAATACAGCCTATGGAGAACCGCATTCCAGGCCGTAGCATTAGCCAGAGTGTCAGGCGGATCGTTGACCCTTTTCAACTATGATGACATTCAAACCGCTGAAGAGTTCGCCTTCCCGCTAAATGAAAACCGAGTATCTGAGATCAGGTGGGTAAAAACTATCCCGGCTTGGTTCGCAATTCCGATCACATGGTATCGAGATATCAATCATCCAAAATATGACGAGCCAGAACATTATCAGATAGTAATTAGGGGTGTCGGTGGAGGGATTACTCTGAACGTCCATGAATCGAGAATGATAAGAATGGACGGACGATTCACAACTCAAACCGCGAGAGTTCAGAACAGAGGATGGAACGATTCAGAGATCCAGGCAGTTTATACAGCTCTCAGGGATTACGGTATCTGTGTAACCGAATCAAACAGCACAATGGAAACCTTTACCCAGGATTATTTAGGGATGAAAGGCTTAGCTGAAAAAGCGATGCTTGGAAGTGACCCGGATTATATTCTTGAGCGGGTGGCCATGACTCATTTTAATATGACGTCAAACCGGCTCAATGTATTCGATGCTGACTCCGAAACAATGGAACGTAAGGGAACCCCGATTACAGGGCTTGCCGATCTATGGGACAGGTACACAGAGGCTATCTGCGGAGCGTCTAGTATTCCGAGGCCGAGATTCTTTTCAACTCAGTCCGGGGCGCTTGGTGGAAATGGGACAGCCGAGGACATGGAAACGTATTACGACGGGATTGGATCAAAACAAGAGCTTCAATTAAGGCCATGGTTGAACCAATACATGTTTAACGTGAACATGGCAGAGAATATGGTCACTGAACTTCCGTCATATACATTCAACGAACTTCAAGCGCAAACAGACAAAGAGAAAGCAGAAACACGTTTCACCCAAGCCCAAACAGATCAGATTTACATCCAAGAGAACGTATTATCACCAGAAGAGATTACTGTATCCAGATTCTCCAAAGAAGAACCAGACCTTGATACAGTTGTGGTGGATTTCGAAGCCCGTGAAGAAATGGAAGACGAAGCGACCCCGGAAGAGGTCGAAGAAATGAGAAACACGATTGCCGGCATGGAAATGAAAGAGGCGATCAGTCAAGAGGCCGCAAAGCAGAATTTTAATCAGCCTCCACCAGAAAAACCAGAAGAAAAAAAAGATCAGATCATAAATGTCAGACCAGAGATCCGGGTTGACGCTCCAATCATCAATGTAAAAATTCCAGAACAGATCGACCACGCTAAAGAAATAAGCGACATTCAGAAAGGACTTGAAGCAATCAGCGATAAACTAGATCAGGATATCGAAATTGAAGATTAGCAAGGAAGCCAAAGACAAACTAAAGGCTGAAATAAAATCAGAGATCATCGAGCAACTGGAAAAGAGAAAGGTCAAGTTCGATCAATCCGAGATTAATAATATAGTTGCGCGTGTTCAATCCTCAATTCAAGCCCCAAAGTTAGACTCATCAGATATTGTCAAACAGCTACTTGATCAAGTCAAATCCACAGACGAAGAAAAGCGGGTAGATTTTTATCGGGATGAAGTATTTTCTCCTGAGATAAAAACAGAGATCGGAAAGAAAGTTTTAGACCAAATCGAAGTCCCCAAAGACGGAGAAACTGGACCGCAAGGAGAAAAAGGCGAACCCGGAGAATCACCACTACCTATCCCCCTCACACTCAGAGACAAAAAGGAAATTGCTGGACTGATTGACATCACCAAACTGATCAAGGATCGCAAGAAAGACCTAGTTGCATTAGTCGAACAATTAAAGACCGGGAAAATCAAACTCCCGTCATGGGCAGGGGTCGAACCCAAGGAAATCATGGCGGAAATAACGAAGATATTGGGTCATTCCAACTGGCAAGATAGAGGGCTGGCAATATCGAACGACGGCACAGAAATAGCGGTCAGACCTGATGAAAACTATTCAACTGATGATAATATTGATGTAACCTCAACAGATAACCCAGGAGAGGACAGGGTTGATACGGCCATAACGATATCAGACAACCCGAATTTTGATTCTATCCTATATAATAAAGATGTTGCGGAACCAATTGACGAAGTTGAGGGACTAGTCAGGTGGAATAATACCGATCTTACACTAGACATTGTAACCGGACTAGGCCCTGTTTTACAAGTAGGACAAGAGGAGTTCACAAAAGTATGGAATAACACGGGTGACACCCTTTTAAATGGCAAGGTTGTATCCCCAGACGGGAACATATTTGCGGGTGGAATTCCAGGTGTTGTGCTGGCAAAAGCTGATCCGAATAGTTTCGCCACGGTTGAGACTATAGTGGTATTAACCCAGGATATAGAACACGATGATTGGGGGTTTGGTGTTATTAGGGGCCAAGTAAGGGGAGTAGACACTTCGGGGCACTCAACAGGTCTCGCATGGTTATCGCCTGACGTAGCCGGGGAATTAGTAAACACAAAGCCATCATTCCCTAATTACGCAATACAGATAGGAGGAATACTAAACGTAAGTGAGCCCAACGGAGTTTTGATTGTTTCAATAAGGG